GACGGCGGTACACGATCTGGGGGCGAGATTCGCAGAACAGCGGTCTTACACGGTCGGGACCGTATAAAAGGGGGCGAAAATATTTGATATAATGAATTTAGACCCTGAGAAGGTATAAGCGTCAAGTTCGTACCTTCTTTTGATATTAGAGGTAACAATGGGAAGACATAAAACACCCATATACGAGATACCGTATATGATACAGCAAATAGACAAATACTTAGAAGACTGTAATGTGGATGGTTCACAGCACACAAAGACAGGTCAGCGGAAGCCGCTGCGCATTCCCATTTTAAAGGAGTGTTGCCTGAAAAACGGCTGGAATCACATTTACATTGAAGAGCTTGCCCGTGAAAATGAAGAGCTTTCTGTCAAGATAAAAGAGCTTATCAGTTGGAAAGAGGTTCTACTGGAGCAGGGGATGCTTTACGGAACGATAAAACACGGCGCGGCGATATTCAGCCTGAAACAGCTTGGATGGCGTGATAATTCTGTGGTGACGTTCAACAAAGGTGAAGACATTGAGGATGACGAACTGACAAAGTCGTTAGAAGAAATCGCGAAGAAGTTATAATATAAAAAGTGAGGAAAAAAATGAAAGATAAAAATTATATAAAATATGCACCGTATCTTGATCTCAGCTCAAAAGAGCCGAAGCTTGTAAAAAATGCTCCTGAAAGCGCTAAAAAAGCTTTTGCTGAATCTCAAGAGATGGAGTCCGTTGTAAATGGCGATAGAATGATGGAAGTCACGAGGCTTATGATGGAACTCGGTGACGATAAAAAAAAGCGCACAAAAAAATAAAGTTATAATATTATAAAGGCTCTAAGAAGGCATCGTGTATGATGCCTTCTTTTTATTTAAAGGTGGAATATGGCAAAGGTTAAATTTTCTGGCAGTTACACAAAAGGAGTAGGCTCTGGAGGGGGTTCTGGAAAAAGTCCAGAAAAAACACCTGCCCAAGAAGCAGAGGAGAGGCGACAACATGCTGCGGATGTCATAAGTAAAGCAACTAATAAGCAAGAACTGATGGAAGCGATGCGTACTCTTGGCTTGCAAGACCAGACATCTTTCATTAATGAAGTCAAGAATTTTGAAAGTGCTCAAAGAATTGCGTCTGCGGTTGCGGATATGAATGCTGTTTGGGGCGTAGATGGGGTTGGTGATGTTACAACAAAAGGAAAATTTTCAGGAGGGGTGACAGGGTATCGTACTGTTGGAAAACCCGAAATTCACCTGAATCCAAAATATTACAATGATTTGCGCGATTTGGAACTTAGTACAGCACTGGAATCTGCTATGGGGTATTCCTACAAAAATGAATCGTCTGAATCTATTGTTAAACATGAATACGCTCACGTTCTTCAGGATAGGTTAATGGACAAGAATAGTCCTGAATACCAACGAATTGAGACTAATTTCCGAACAGCCCAAGCATCTCTTGATCGTTCAGTGAAAAAGTATCCTGAAGAATGGAAAGAAGCCCAAAAATACCTCGACAGGGCGAGTAGTGGAAAAACGATGAGTACAAGCATTAAAAATGTTCTAAAAGCGCATGATATTATGAGGAAAGTTATGTCCCCGCTGGAGTTTCAAGAGTATCGAAGAGCATTGAATGAGAGAAATCGAAGCTCAAACGAACGGGTACATTATTTGAAAAATACACAAATGGCGGCTATTCAACGAATATTTGGAAGTATTGGTGCTTACCGTACACCAACAGATGTAGCTTCGGCATTAACTGGAAATCCAAGAGCTTATGCACGAACAGACTGGAACGAAGCGCACGCAGAATGTATCGCTGATTATATGACAAATGGACGTAACGCAAGCCCTGTGTCAATCGCTTACGCACAGGCGTTCGCAAGAGAAATAGGTGTAAATTTGCCGTAAGGAAAAGACGGTAAAAATAAAGTTCAGTACAAATTCGCACGCAAGAAAACATCGTTCTGCGTGCGTTTATATTTGTTTGCTATCAATTTGTAAAAAAATAAATATAAGACTTGACAAATAAATAACAACTTGTATAATATATATATAAGTTGAAAATAAACGATCCAACAAGGAGGCACAAAATGACTGGAAATTTCGATTACAACACCACCATTAGCGAGGTCGCTGACCTGACTCCCTTCTGGGAAATCGCCGAAGCCGAATATATTAAGGACACCGAAATTCGGTGGTGGAGAGCCATCTGCGCTGATGATCGCGCATGGGAACGCTGTGCAGAAGAACTGCACGCCATTGTTCGCGAGACTGAAGATATCCTCGCTGGGTACGGGATTCGCCCGTCTTGCGCCGAAGCGTACGAAAAGTACGGTTACATTTACTAATAGGGAGGTGTTATGGGTTTCAAGTCAAGATTCAGAATCGTTAATCCTGATACTGCTTTGATGCAGGGGAATTTTCCTGCTGATTTCAGAAACGGAAAAATCGAAGGCGTTGATTTCAGTAAATTCAATATTGAAAACTCCTGCTTCGTCAATGCGACGTTGACAAACTGCGATTTTTCTGGTTGCAATCTTGAGGGAGTGGACTTCTATGGTGCGACTTTTGATAACTGCAATTTTGTCGGGGTAAAGATTTGCACTAACGGGCCAGCCAGTTGGCATACAGTTTTTCCGAAAGATTTGACAAAATGTGTTTTTGACAATGAAGGGGTGAAAAAGCTACAAGCCCTTCATAAAATGAGTGAGGATGCTCAAAAAAGAGCTGATGCGTGGGTGAAAAAGAATCCTGCCAGACAACCGTGGGAACCGGGAAGCAAACTCGATAGTCCGTGGAATTAATTTGTTCTAAAAATTGAATGTCAAGTGCTATAATATAAGCATAGACCCTAAGAAGGCGCACTGAAATATGTGCGCCTTTATTTATTTAAGGCGGTATATGCTTTCAGAAAAACAAAACATGATTCGGGCTTTCCCGTACACAAATTACGATGCTTTGATTTGCGACGGTGCGATTCGTTCAGGAAAGACCAGCATCATGACCGTTGCCTTTGTGGATTGGGCGATGAAGAACTTCAATGGCTACAACTTCGGGCTATGTGGAAAGACATTCTCCACATGCAACCGAAACATCGTTCAGCCTTACATAAACCTTCGGTACGCACAGAAGCGATATGACATCCAATTCAGACGGACGGAAAATCGGCTTATTATCAGTAAAGGCAATGTTGTAAATCATTTCTATCTTTACGGTGGTCGGGACGCATCCAGTTATCAGCTGATTCAGGGTATTACGATGGCTGGTATTTTTTTTGATGAAGTCGCCCTGATGCCAAAATCGTTCGTAGACCAAGGGTGTGCACGCTGTTCCGTTGAGGGTTCCCGGTACTGGTTCAACTGCAACCCTGACAAGCCTGACCATTGGTTTTATCAGGAGTGGATTCTTGGCAAGGAAGAAAAGAACGCTCTGTATCTGCATTTTCTTCTTGAAGACAATCCAAGTTTGTCTGAGCACATCATTGCAAGATACAAATCCATGTACAGCGGTGTATTCTACCAACGCTACATTCTTGGAATGTGGGTACGGGCTGAAGGAGTTATCTTTACCCAGTTTGCAAATAATCCGAAAAGGTGGATTCTTGACGCTGTACCCCGTGGTATCAGGTACTTGACATTCGGTATTGATTTCGGGGTAAATCATTCAAACACGGTTTTTATTTGTTGTGGAATTATGGACAAAGGAAATGGCGTTGTGGTTCTCGAAGAATTCATGCGGGACAGCACAGGTGTCGCACCCGATGGCATTGAAACCGACTTCGTGGATTTTGCTAAGAAGTGCATCAAAAAGTATCAGTGGATTTACAGAGACACGGAGATAAAGCCTACATACTGTTGGACAGATCAGCCTGAGACCCTGACCCATGGCATTCACGCAGCTGTCAAACGAGCGGGAATTCCCATTGGCGTGACCGTGGCAAAGAAGGAAAACATCAATACAAGAATTTACGCAAAACAGAGGATGCTGAATCAAGATAAGTGGCACGTAATGAAATGGTGCGAGATGACCATCTTTTCAACACAAAATCAGGTTTGGGATGACAGTAAACCGAATAAAGATGTTCGGTTAGATAATGAGCCGAAGGTCAATGATGTTGCCGATGCGGAAGAGTACGCATGGGAAAAATTTATCGACAACATGGGCGTAAGAGGAGTGCCTGCTTGATTTCCGTTATATAAAATCTGTTATAATAATCAAAGAACCCTAAGAAGGTATTCCGAAATGGAAATATACCTTCTTTTTTTTGTTTTCAGGAGTAGACAAGGTTGTGAAACTATGAATTACCAACTTGTAATCGACTATATAAACCAAAAATATAACAAAGATGTAAAGAAATCCTGCATGTATGACCATATTATGCAGTGGAGACAGTGGCTCGAAGGAAGCGTGCGGAATTTCCACGAATTTAATAAAAAGATGGATTTGAATGATAACAAAAAAGTTACGAAAGTCCATCGGCATCGTACAAACATGCTCCTTAAAGGCGCAGAAGACTGGGCATCTATACTCCTGAACGAAAAAACCCGCATTGTCATTGAAGACGAAGCATCAAATGAATTCGTCATGGGAAAAGATGAAATCAGCGGGGTGTTTGGAGATAACGACTTTTGGCGCAACGCTA